ATTTTTATAAATAATAACTGATAACATATAAAATCTACTAAGGAGATAAAAACATGCACGATTTAAATGAAAATTTTGTACAAGGACTCAAAGAGAAGTGGGCTCCAGTACTCGATCACGAAGACCACGCGCCTATTAAAGACGCATATAGAAGAAATGTAACTGCAATTCTTCTGGAAAACACAGAACAGGCAGTTCGTAAAGAAAATGCTCTGGGAAGTCGCACCATGCTGTCAGAAGCGCCCGCAAACATTGCGCCAACAGGCCTTGGTGCAGATAATACTGGCGATCTGTCATATGCAGACCCAGTAATGATTTCTATGATTCGCCGTACCATGCCTAACCTGATGGCATTTGATGTACTTGGTGTTCAGCCAATGACTGGTCCAACCGGACTTATCTTTGCAATGAAATCACGTTATACCGGTCAAGGTGATGCTAATGCAGAAGCTCTGCATAACGAAGCAGACACCGCATTTTCTGGTAAGACAGATGCCGGTTCTGTTGCTCATCTTGGTACTGACCCATTCGCTGGTGCAACCGTTGTTGGTGCTACTGACGGTGTTGGTGGTGCTCTCACAGAATCTCCAGCTGGTAATACTACTGGCGGACCCGGCTCAACAGCTGAGGGTGAAGCTCTTGGTCAAGGTGTTGCAGACAGTATGACTGCTGATGGACATTTCAACCAAATGGCATTCAGTATTGACCGCACATCGGTAACTGCAAAAACTCGCGCACTCAAGGCAGAGTACACAACTGAATTGTCGCAAGACTTGAAGGCTGTACACGGTCTGGATGCAGAGTCAGAACTGTCAACTATTCTTTCGACAGAAATCAATGCAGAAATCAACCGCGAAGTTCTGCGTACACTGTACGACATTGCTAAATTGGGTTGTGCTTCACAAACTTCAAATACAGGTGTATATGACCTTGCAACAGACACTTCGGGTCGTTGGACTGTAGAAAAAATCAAAGGTTTGATGTATCAAATCGAACGTGAAGCAAACGTAATTGCAAAAGAAACTCGTCGTGGTAAAGGTAACATGGTTGTATGTTCCGCTGATGTTGCTTCTGCTCTCGCAATGACAGGTGTTCTTGATTATAACCCACAAATGCAAGTCGGTATTTCTTCGGATGATACCGGACAAACTTTTGCTGGTGTTCTTAACGGTCGCATGAAAGTCTATATTGACCCATATTTCTCAACTAATGGTGCATATGACTTCGCAATGGTTGGTTATAAAGGTACTTCGGCTTATGACGCTGGTTACTTCTATTGCCCATACGTTCCAATGCAAATGGTTCGCGCCGTTGGCGAGAACACATTCCAACCAAAAATTGGTTTCAAAACCCGTTATGGTATGGTTGCTAATCCATTCGCTGGTGCTGCTCGTACTCAAGGTACATTCGGTGCTACTGGTAATCAGTATTATCGTTTGTTCAAAATCGACAACATCAACGTATAATATTTAAAAAATACTGCAACATATAATGCAGGAACTTTGGGGGGATTTTTATCCCCCCTTTTTTTATGACTAAATAGTAGTGTAATTCGGAGGATATAATGGACACGACTATCACAAATGTAAATTATCTCAACACCCAAGTATTTCAAATGGACATACCATTGGCCCCTAGTGTTAATGAGTTTATTCAATCTGTTAGTTTGCCTGGCGTTACATTAGGCGAGGCACAGATTGAAACCCCATTTATTCGGCAACCAGAACCTGGCGATAAACTAATTTTTTCTCCAATTTCGATATCATTTTTAGTCGATGAATATATGAATAATTGGAAAGAAGTATTCAATTGGTTGACCGCATTAGGATTTCCTACCAGTTTACAACAATATGGGGTGTTGCCGCATAAAGTTAATAGAGTTGATAGTAGTCAAGTAACTTGCGATATTACAATATTGGTACATGATAACTATTCAAAACCAATTCTAAAATTTACCATGTTCGGGGCCTTTCCAATAAATCTTGGTGACATTCCAATATCAACCGTTGAAACTGCGGCCCAGACTGCTATGTGTACCGCAGATTTTATGTATCAACATTACGAAGTGCAAAGTCTTATATAATTATTTTTGAAAGAACATTATGAACGAAAAATATTCGGTGAAAATTGCTGAATTGATGCAAGAATCTGAGAAAGATATCAAAATCAATTTTTTAAGATTAGAAGAAGAGTTGCCACACAATCAAAATTTGATTGGAAAGTGGATGACATATCAACAGGTCTATCAGACAAAATATCAATTCCTAGAGCTCGACCACAGAATAGTTGTGTCCGAAAAAACAAAATATTACACAGGAAAATTATCAGATGATGAAATACTGGCCCGTGGATGGGAATTAGAGGGCACAAAAATTCTCAAGGCAGATCTGCATATATGGACTGATGGAGATAAAGAGATAGATAAATCTAAAAGAAATCTCATTATGCTAAAGCAAATAATAACTCTGATCGACAAAACACTTGATATTCTCATAGATCAGAAAAAATGGACTATCAAAAATTATATAGACTATAAGAAATTTATTGAGGGTAATTAATGAGTAAATTTTTCGTGAAAAAATTAAACGAGGTACATATTGAAATAGATGCCTCGGAATTTCACATGTTGAAAGAATTGGTGGACTATTTTACATTTAAGGTGCCGGGCGCTGAATTCATGCCGTCTTTTAAAAATAAAGTATGGGATGGTAAGATACGGATGTTTAATCCTATCAATAGAAAATTATATCTTGGATTGTTAAACCACCTAGATTACTTTTGCAGAAAAAATAATTATACTGTGGAATTTGAAAACGATTTAACGGATACAAATTTTTCAATTGAAAACCTTTCTGAGTTGGTACGCCATATAAACCCCCACAGCCAAGGGAAACCAATAGGATACAGGGACTATCAATTAGACGCCATACATCACTCCATTATAAGTAACAGGACACTCCTAGTGTCTCCCACTGCGTCTGGCAAGTCATTGATTATCTATACCTTGTGTAGATTTTACAATATGCACCCCAAGGTTAAAGATAAGAAAATTTTGATTATTGTTCCAACTGTTTCGCTCGTACAACAAATGTATGGCGACTTTAAAGACTATGGATGGAATGTCGAAAAGTATTGTCATAAAATATCGGCAGGGATAGACAAAAATACAGACAAGAAAGTTGTCATATCAACTTGGCAATCTATCTATAAAATGGGGTTTGACTATTTCGATCAGTTTGGAGTTGTCATAGGTGATGAATGTCATTTATTCAAGGCCAACTCACTAAATAAAATTATGGATAAGATGTCAAACTGCAAATATAGATTTGGCACAACTGGTACACTGGACGGCACGAAAACTCATAAACTGGTTTTGTCTGGAATGTTTGGTGATGTAAAACAGGTAACTACAACCAAGGCCTTGATCGACAGTAAAACTCTTGCAGATTTTAGAATTAATTCTATTGTCCTCAAATACAAACCGGAAGATTGCAAATATATAAAAACTCTAAAATATTCAGATGAAGTCGAGTGGATCGTAACAAATCCAAGGCGTATGGCCTTTGTCAAAGATTTAGCAATGACATTAAAAGGCAATACTCTAATTTTATATAACTTTGTCGAAAAGCATGGTGTGCCGATGCACAAAATGATTAGTGAAGCTGCTGAAGAAGGTAGAAAGGTATTTTTCGTAAGTGGGAGTGTGAAGGCAGACGTTCGCGAAGAAATAAGACACACGACAGAGTTGGAAAGCAATGCAATTATTGTTGCTTCATATGGCACCTTTTCAACTGGCATAAATATAAGGAACTTGCACAACGTAGTATTTACTTCTCCATCTAAAAGTAGGATTAGAAATTTACAATCAATTGGTCGTGGATTGCGTAAAGGAAATGGAAAAACGTCAGCAGTACTATACGACATAGCAGACGATTTGAGATACAAGACATATATGAACTTTGCTATACGACATTTCTATGAGAGAATAAATATTTACAATGAAGAGAAGTTTGAATTTAAAATCAATGAGGTAAATCTTTATGACTAATGGAGAAGAAAATATGTCAGAATACAAAGTATTACGACTTATGACAAAAGAAATAATTATTTGCAAAATAGATAGTTCTGCCGCACTGTCTAAAAATTGGTGGGTTGTCTTAGACCCATTTGAAATAAAATCTTTTATGAATCCGCAGACAGGAGATTATAATTCCACTCTTATTGATTGGCTGCAATTTTCATCAGAAGATGAAACAAAAATAAGTTTGAACGATGTTCTAACATGTTCGGTTCCAGAAGAAGAAGTTTTAGAACATTATATCGCGATAATTAAAAGAAAAAAAGGCCTTGCGGGTTATCAGGAAAATGATGCTAATTCTTTGGATGAATTAAAACAAGAAAAAGAACCAGAAGTTACATTTGAGGACTATATGGAAATTCTTAATACCAATAAAGTATATCATTAAATACTTCTATTCTTTAAAGGTCTACATACCTATTGTAACACGATGATTCTACCATGTCAATAGAAAAACAAATTAATTTTCTATTGACAGGATGTTTCTTATGTGGTATCATAGAGTAATTATATTGACAAGGATATGTTATGGCAAAAAAACAAAAGAGAAATCATTATGTTGACAACAAAACACTGTTGGCTGCAATGATTGAATATAAAAAAGACGTAGAGTCCTGCAAAGAGACAGACTCCGAACGACCAAGGGTCCCCAACTACATAGGGGAGTGTATTATGAAGATTGCACAACATCTGTCATATAAACCCAATTTCATAAATTATACATATAAAGATGAAATGATATCTGATGGTATAGAAAACTGTCTTTTGTATATAGACAATTTCAATTCTGAAAAATCAAGTAATCCTTTTGCATATTTCACTCAGATTATCTATTATGCCTTCATTCGGCGTATTCAGA